TTCAAACTCGTTTATCTTTATTAAAAGTAAAATAACAATTTCATAAAGAAAATTTTACAGACTCTCTCTCTTTTGGTACCTTAAAAGCATCAGAAGGGAGAGATTTTATGATAGAAGAACTGTTGATGAATGTTGTGAATGCGATGAGTAGCTGCTTGGATGAGGAGCAGTTGGATAAGCTCCAGAACGTCCTGTATATTAATTTCCACGGTGTGAGAGTAGTGGAAGAGAAGAATGAGCTCCAGGCGACCGGAACGGACAGCGACACTGCAAAGATGCGACTGTTTGTGGCATCTAAAAAAGTGTCAGGGCGGCAGGACAATACACTGGCGCAGTATATTCGGGAGATTACTAACTGCCGAAACGCCCTCCGGAAGAACATTGAGGATATTACCACGATGGATCTACGCTGGTACTTCGGGATGCTCCGGGAGCGGAACAAAATCAGTATGGTTACGCTGCAGGGGCGGATGCGGTATCTGAATAGTTTCTGGACGTTCCTGCAGAAAGAGAATCTTGTCAAAGATAACCCCGTGGCACGGATTGAGTCGCTCCGGATTGAGAGCACCATCAAAAAAGCATTTTCGGCGCAGGAACTGGAAGCACTCCGGATGGCTTGCGTCCGTCCACGGGATCGGGCGCTCATAGAGTTTTTATATGCCACGGGCGTTCGCGTGTCGGAGCTGTGCAGCCTTAATATAGGCGATATTGATTTATATAAGCAGGAGTTTAAAGTGATGGGAAAGGGTAGAAAAGAACGTCATCTGTACATATCGGATGCCGCGTGCTTCCACCTATACCGTTACCTGCGTTGGCGGATGAGTAGAGAGGGACTGACGATGGAAGAGTTGGCAAATAAGCCACTTTTTGTATCAGCCAAGAAGCCATACACTCGCATGACGGTGGCGGGAGTGCAGTATCTTGTAAAGACTCTTGGCAAAAAGGCAGGTGTTGGAAACGTTCATCCGCACCGGTTCCGTCGGACTTTTGCCACGGACCTTCTAAACCGCGGAATGAGAATAGAGGAGGTTATGGTGTTGATGGGGCATACCAAGATTGAGACGACACTGATATACTGCAATATAAAACAGGACAATGTCAGAGAGTCTTATCGTAAATATGCAGCGTAGATAGGAGAGAAGAGCACCTTTTTAGGCCGGCAGAAATGGCGGCTTTTTTGTTGTACGCAAAAATAGGAGATAGGAGAGGGTAGGGGAATAAGTAATGGACAGTGGCAAAAATAGAGTAAGTTTTTCGCTATTAAATTGTTATTTTACTTTTAATAAAGATAAACGAGTTTGAATTTTTAAATCACTCCCTGAAAACTGCTGAACTCTGATCTCTACATGTGCCGGATTTTCATATTTCAAAATAACGGCCAGATTCTGAAAGGTCATTCCATCGGTGCTCGGAGCAACAATACTATAGTGCGCGTTCATGTCTGAAAAAGATTCAGTTGTTTTTTCTGCAAATCCAATGTGCCGAGATCCCTTTGCATTCGAACTCCATCGAACATTAGCGAAGGCAATATATACGCCAGCATCTACATTAAAGGAATAAGCGACAGTTTGAGTATTACTTGGAACCACGGAATCATCAGTCCCGGCCAAAGCACTGTAATAGATAACTTTCAGGTCACTATTTAACTTAGTAATCGCATCCTGCAGTGCCTTACCCTGCGCCGCCGCCAGAGGCAGCTTGGCATTGTCTGTCACGCAGTTATTGACAATTGATCCGGCATGCAGCACAAACTGCAGTCCTGCCTTTAAATTACGGAGCGTAACTGCCAGTTTATTACCAGTGACAAGCTTAGTGAGCATGTCAGTAAAGCTGGTAATTCCATCCGCGCTGCCAGAATCGTCAAACTCTGTCAGAGCTGTCTCGATTTTATCCATATTATCGTTAAAATCATCGATATTATAAAAGTCGTTGTCCTCTTTTTTACGCAGCTCATATTTATCTGTTTTTGTCGCCATGTCAGCCTCCTAATCTCTGGGTCATAAGAGCAACTTCCATATAAGATGCAAGATCTCGATTTGTGTACTCTCCCAGGTGCTTATTTGTATTGTACTCTTGCTTAAAAATCGTTGATGTCCTAAGCTCATGATTTGTATAAGCTTTTAAATCTGCATTGGTATATCCCTTAAATGCCCGGTTACGATTAAACATGATTGATACTGTTACAATCATGTCAGCCGGTGCCATCGCCCGCATAAGATTATAGATATATTTATCTTGCATGATAACATCAAGCATCAAATCAACTTTGAGAGTCTTTTTTTGCCGATTAATATCGAGCAAATAATACTCTGGACCAATCATCGCATCCAAAACCTCTTTAAACTTTTTGGCCGTATACGGCAGTCCGGACGTCCAGATGCCCTTGATATTACGCCGACGGTCTCCCAATGTCTCCTCGCCTGTCAGCTTAATGTTGATCATAGTCTCCCAGCGGCTACACTCTGACTCATCCATCTCATCAAAGCGCCGGTTGATCTGCATCTGATCGATATGATCCCATATCAGCTGCAGCTTTTTGTCATAGACCTTGGCAATCCGTTTAAATTCCTCTATGTCGGCTATGTGTGGTGGATAATACTGGACCGTATTGATCATAACGTGCTCACCTCTCCTACCACCGGGATCTGATTCCAATCAAGGATAAGATTGCCCGTTGCTCCATTGAGCTGTGTCTCTGTGATATCTACTACTCCTGGCACATCCAGGACGGCCGCCTGCAGCTTTGCTACATAGACAGTGGTCTTGGTTGATGAATCGCCGTCCGCCCATACTGTAGCCAGGCTTTTGAGGTAATCAGATATCTTGGCCGTGACCGCATCCTTTAGGCTGCTCCAGCTGTATCCGCTCATGTATGCCAACTTTGCCATGACGTTGACCTTTACCGCATTGACAGACACCACCGTGACCTCATGGTCGATCGGAGCAAAGCCATACCCACTCCCCTGTGTTGGGCTGGCAGCTTCCTGGATCTGGTTGATCAGATACTCAGAGCACGCTCCATGCTCAGAGCTGATTGCCACCACCTTGACAGTGCCAGCGCCATTCCAGACCGGCTGCACTTTACAGCCACCCACGCCAGCAATCGCGTTGACATACTGCTTATACTGAGCAATGTTGCCACCAAACGATTCTGATGTAAAACTTGCCAGGTACCGTGCATAGAGGGCATCCCTGGACTCATCCTCCTCGCCATTGATAAGCACCTCCGTTATCTCCGCTTTTTCCAGTCCATCCACATGATCGATTGCAATCAACTCTCCGGTCAGGTTATTCGGTCCCGTGCCGGTCTCCTCACATGCAGCTTTATATGTATATGTGTTCTCGTTGATTGCCTCGACAATACGGTAGTTAAAGGATTTAAGCGAGAATCTTGTCCCGATCGGGATAACAGTGTTGCCCTTTACAGATACATAGGCACTTGTGGCCTTTTTTTGATAAATGCCGCGGTCCTTTGCTATCTCGACTAGCTCATCCAAATCCGCTGTGTCTGCGTGGCTCTGTCTTGATATATAGTCAAGCTGGATGTAGAGCTTTTGGAGCTCATACGCCAATGCTGACAAGGCATTGTACGTCAAATAGCCTTCGCCTGTCTGGACGCCTGCACTAATCTCCTGCAGCGCGTCTTGTAATATCGAGCTATACGTTTTATCCTCATACATCGTAATCCACCTCCGTGTTGCCAAATTTGGTGACGACGGTAAATGATATTACCAGCCTTCCGTTGTCAAACGATGCCTCAAAGTCCTCAATATCCGTAATAAACGGATTTACCAACAGTGCCTCCCGGATCTCATCCTCGCAGTCTGCATTTAAAAATTCCTCCGTGATCGACTGCCCGATGTACTGCTCCAAGTCAGCACCGTAGTCCCATGAGTAAATCGGCCACCTAAACCGCTGCGTATGCAAGCAGAGCCAGATCCACACCTTAATCGCCTCAATACCCTCGACTATCTCTCCAGTCAGCTGTCCTGTCTCAAAATCAAGGCCATACTCTTTTGGTACCTCTATTACGCTCGATATCTGAGTCTGTGTCTCAATCTGTGTCTGCATAAATGTCGGTAAAATACTCATGCTCCACTCACCACCCTCTGTAAAATGAGATATGCCGTCTGTGACAGCCGACAAACCGCCACAGTATCTCCTGCTTTGAGCGGCGAGGAGTAGGCGCTGGCATCCTTATTTAAAGCCGGCACTTTGACCCCCGTACACGCTGGAGACATGAGACGATCCGGAATATATAGATCCTCGCCTGATAACTGCAGCGTGCCAATCTTACAGCTCTTTGGTCCCGTCATGACCGCCAACTCAATTGATGGTCCGTTGTTGACCGCGCCTTGATCTCTCATCATCTGCACAAATTCCGCGTAAGTATCAGCCATTCTTCTCCTCCTCTCCCGTCTCTATGTCTTTTTCGTCCATGAGCTGCTCAAAGGACAGTTCCAATTCCATCGTGTGAACGTTATTTTGCCATGTGTGTTTATCACTGGTGATCCAATATTTTCCTGACAGCCCCGTGGCGGCATCCTTAACCACAACAGAGTACCCTGACAGACAGTTAAGGTCTCCGACTGCCAAGATCGTAATCTTTTGTTCCGGATCTACTTTGAGCATATTATTAGCCGCCGTAGTTGGATCCACGCCCTTTTCCTGCTCATATACATCCGCAAAAATACCATACACATACGTGCTCGGGTCGTTCGATACCTCCCCGACCTGGTTGCCTTTGTCATCATAAATCTTTATGACATTTTTAATGCCGTCCACGTTTTCAGACAGTGAGGCTGCCGTAATATTAGAGTCATCTGACAGGGTAAAATTGCCCACCGTATAAACAGCCGGCCATACGCCAAACTCCCTCTGCCAAATCATCGGCAGATACCGCTTGCCTGTCATCCGGTAGGCCTGTGTATAAGCCCCCAAGATGATGTCATAATACAGCGACGAGTCACAAATCATCGACTTGATGTTGATCCCGGTTGGCTCCAGATGATTAAACGGCACCTCTATGTCCGCCAGTACCTGCGCTGCAACCGCTTCCGGAGTCACATTTTTAAAGTTGTAACGCCCATTGGACTCCAAAAGATTTTTCATGATATCATAAGCCGTATACGTGATTGTACCGATCGCCGTTGACCGCTCGATGTTAAAAATCTGTCCATAAAACAACTCATCTCCATCCGACAGTGCTATATAGTCACCCGTGCAAACAGCTGGGATTTTAAGCCCAGAATCATACGGATCGTTTAACAACGCAAACTCTACAGAACGTCCGGCATTTAAGACACTGCCAGACCACGTGACGGAATCCACCGCTTTAGATATGTCATACTGCATATTTTCCTGCATTTTAATCAACTGTAAAATCATGTCTTTGCCCCCGGTATTGTCAGTACCTGCCCCGGTTTAATCATATTGGGGTTGCTGCCGATCACCGCTTTATTTTGCTCATAAATCGTCTGCCAATTGGTTGATCCGGTCAGTTTTCTGGCAATAGCACTCAGGCTGTCACCAGATTTGACTGTGTAGCTTTGTGTTCCAGTCGTCTCCGGCTGATCCCTTCCGGATGTTCCCCCGTCGCTTCCGGCTGCCGCTGGCTGTGCTGGCTGCTCTTTCACCAGCACTGACGCCGGGATGCTGACCGTCCGATATTCCTTCATACTAAGCGTATAGCTGATATCCCCTGTACCATCATTCTCGCCCCATTCGAACGATTCGATGGTCACTTTCATGGACAGCACCCCGGTAATAATCAGTTTCACACTCCCGGCACGTTTCATTTTTTCAACTTTTTTTACCATAGTGATCGGGCTCTTAGAGCGTACATCACAGTATCCAGAGTCATACTGTCTCGGAAAAAAACTGGAAAAGCTGATCTGCTGCAGTTTCCGCTTTCCCCGCAGCGTAACCTCGCCAAGATTGCACACGGTAACGGATGTGTTATCTTGCTCCGATGTTACAGTATACTCTGCGGGCACTACCGGAATCCTTATTCGGCTTCCGCCGCCCTTAAGCCATATTTGTAGCAATGTTCACACCTCCCATGTTTCCGGATGCCGCCTTGATTTTTTTTAGCAAAGTATCCGCGATACGGTTAATGTCTGCATCCTCTCTAACCACAATGGTATCGGCAAGTTTTGGAATGCTGATCGACTGCCCCGCAGATGCCTTTGCCATCTGCATCGATACGTCATGAGGATAGATCCTTGTGCCACGTGGGAGATCCAGAATCTCGCCGCCTCGTTCATGGACCTGTACCAAGCCGCCACGCCAGGAGCGATCACCGACCGCCCTTCCGGGCACCTTGCCGGATGCCGAACTTTTTTCTCCGCCCAATCCAAGTAACCCTTTAACGCTATCTGCCAGACTGCCAAGTATTCCTATTGTTGATTCTATAATTCCTTTTATGACATCCCATATTCCGCTAAATATCTGTTGCACACCTTTCCATCCGGCTGACCAATCGCCTGTAAAAGGTCCTGTCACAAACGTGATAATGCCCTGAATTGTTTCTATAATTCCAGTTACTATCGTAGTTACTCCAGCTAATAG